GGGACAATTGCTACTGAGTTTGTACTAGGGGGACAATCTGTAAAAGGAGATGATAACAAACACGATGGTGTTATAGTTCAAGCTTTTCCTAAAGGTAATTATGCTTGGCACCTAGGTACCGGTAATAATGTAATGCACAGATGTAGCACAGGAATAGAAGTGTGCAACTTTGGTGCGATTACCAATGGTAAAACTTATGTAAATGTTCAGGCTCATAAAAGTCAAATTACAAAATTGACTAAGCCTTTTAGAGGACACCAGTTTTGGCACGCGTATTCAGATAAACAAATAGAGGCTCTGAAGAAACTAATTCTCTACCTGGCTAATCGAGATCTTGTAGATGTTCACAAGGGTCTTGTACCACTTATTAAAAGTAAGGGTGCAGATGCCTTTGATCTTTATGACCCAACCCTGGTAGAAAATACTAGAGGATTATGGTCTCACACAAATGTAAGAAAAGACAAGGTGGATATGTTTCCTCAACAAGAATTGTTGGATATGCTCTTGTCTTTGTAATTTTATTATTGTATATTTAGGAACTATTTATAACTTACCCAAAAACTAAAAACATGAAAGAGTTTAACTTACCAAAAATTTTTAACTGGCAAAAAGCTAGTGAGAAGATTGTAAAAAAATATGTAGCACAATTATCACAGTCTGGAACTGCTGCTCCTGTTGCTACTGAATTGTATAATGATACTGGTGTAGCATTTACTTTTCTATATGGAGATCCAGGTGAATATGCTATAGTAGCTAGTAAAGATATTTTTATGGGAGATGGAAAAACTCAAATTGAGTTTACTAATCCAGTGGTTACACCAGATATTTTTACAGCAGCTATACCATTTCCTATTACTAATGATATGGCTTTGCTTTATAGTATCGATAATGGTTCTGGAGCTAATAATATATTAGGAAATCCTTTTTACCCTCAGACTACTATAGTAATCACAATGTATAACTAATTAAAAATTATAATCATGGCAACACAAAATGCAATTATCAAACATATAGAAAGCAAGATTAAAAATCCTGCTAAATTAAAAGAAGCTAATAATGCTTTAGCTAAGATTAGATCTAACTACGGTATTCAATCAGGTGCTATAAAAGAGGAAGAAGCAGCAACAGGAAAAGATACTGCTGCTATTGAAGGAAGAGTTTAATAAAATAAATCATGGACCCATACCTAATACAAAGTCTAATAGTTCAAGGTAAGTTAGTATCTCCTTTAGAGATAGATACTAACTCTGCCTATCTACCAGTAGGTGTATACCAACCGGGTAATAGGAAGTTAGCATCAGGCAATGATGCATATCCTTTGTATGCTATTCCTTTAAACAGTATTTTGAGTCAAGAAATTGTATGGGGTAATATTACAGGAAATATTAATGATCAATTAGATTTAAAATTAATATTAGATTCTAAATATGATGCAACTAATCCTAGCGGTTTTATTACAAGTGGAGAAGCTGCTTTTACATATCAACCTATACTAGGTTATATACCAGAAGATTCAGCTAATAAAAATCCTGATACAACATTAAGTGCAAATTCTGATGATTTTTATCCAACACAAAAAGCGGTTAAAACTTATGCTGATGGATTAATTGTTGGTTTATTAGATGATCGCGGTAATTGGGATGCATCTACTACCTTATGGCCTACTACCGGAGGATCGGGTCCTGGTGGTACAATACTTAAAGGTGATCTTTGGTATGTATCAGTAGGTGGTACTTTAGGCGGTACACCAGTTGTTGTTGGTAATAGTTTTAGAGCTTTAGTAGACAACCCTGTACTAAATAGTGATTGGAGCATATTAAATGTAGGTCTAGGATATATTCCTGAGAATATTGCAAACAAAGGAATACCAAATGGTTATGCTGCGTTAGATGCTCTTGGTAAAGTACCTACTACACAGTTACCAGCATTTACTAACTTGTTTTTTCAAAGTGTAGGATTTAATGCTACAACAATTGTTAGAAATAATACTTACTATTTTGGTAGACATGTTCAAAGAGTAGCTTCACTTAATACAATAGCACAAGTTGCTCCTTTATTAATTGCAAGAACAGGTACTATAACTAGATATACAATTTACCTTAGTGTTGGTACAGCTACTAATGGTAATTATATTATAAGAAACTCTATTAATGGAGGTCCTTATTCTGTACTAGCAACAGGTCTTATAAATACACAAACAAATGGGACTATTAAAGTAGATGTTCCTTGTAGTGTTCCTGTAGCAGCTTTTGATCAAATATATTTTTCTTTTCAATTAACAAGCTCTACAGTAACAAGTTCTGCTATGATGTTAACAATGGATTTATTAATACAATAAAATGGATAATTATATATTACAAACACTTATCACTCAAGGTAGAATAGTAACTTCTGCAGAGATTGATCCAGATAACAGTTACCTACAAATCGGTGTATACCAAAGAGGTAACAGAAAAAGTAAAGCAGCTAATGATGCTTATCCTTTATTTGCTATACCTCTTAGTGAAGTAGGTGGTCCTATAGGATTATTAGGTACATCTTTATATTCTAAAACTCCAGCAGCGGGTTCTGATTTTAGTATTAACCATGGAATCTTTTTTGGATTAGAAGCTGGATTAAATTCATCAACTGCAAACTATTCAATTTTTCTCGGTAAACAATCTGGAGCAAATGCAACTGATGCCTATGAATCTAATTTTATAGGGTTACAAGCTGGAGCTAATTTATCAAATTCATATCAATCTAATTTTATAGGAACATTAGCTGGTTATTCAGCATCATATTCTTCTGCTTCTAATTTTATAGGATCTTCTGCAGGATTTAATGCAGATTTTTGTGCAAACAGTAATTTTATAGGAAACAATGCTGGATATGGTGCACTTGGATCAAGTGGTTCTAATTTTATAGGTGAGTATGCTGGTCGAAGTTGTAATAATGCTACCTCTTCTAATTTTTTAGGTTACTACGCAGGTAGGCAAGCTACTAGTTCTTATTGGTCTAATTTTATTGGTTACTTAGCAGGAGCATACGCTAGCAGTTCTCACAAAAGTGTTTTTATAGGACCTTACGCAGGTAACTCTCATACTGGTGCTTTTGAAGCAGTATTTATAGGAAATGGAGCAGGTGGAAGCGGTGGATTTTATGGTAACTCTTTTGGTTGTTTAAAATCTTTATTTGTAGGAGCACAATGTGGCGAAGGATCTAAAACTGTAACAGATTCTTGTGCTATTGGTAGTGGTGCAATGAGGGGTGCTCAAAATAATAATGAGTGTGTCGGTATAAATGTAAATGCTCTAGGGGTATCTTCAGGAAATTACAGATACTATGCAATAGGAACCTCAGCAGGTTTTGTAAGTAGCAATAGTCAAAATATAATTGGTATTGGTACAAGTGCAACACAAGCATGTAATAATTCCAATAATGTAATTGGTATAGGTTTTCAAGCTGCTTATAATAATGACAATGTAAACAATGTTATTGCTTTAGGTCAAAATGCTGGTTTAAATAATACACTAAGCGGGCAAACCATTATAAGTAATTCAAGTTTACCAAGTTATGTAGATAGAGCTACTGCACAAGCTGCTATAGTAGGGGGTTCTGCAGGTAGTACTTATTTATATTATAATTCTACAACTGGAGCAATTGAAGGAATAAGATTTTAAAATTTATATATCATGAAAATAACATTAGAAAAAGAAAAAGAAGTAGTTCTTGTAAAAGAAGTAAAAAGAACAATAACTGAAATTACAGTAACAGAACTTAAAGATTTCCCTGAACAAAAAAAAGTAGAAGCTCACACTAAAGAATTTGGTGTAGTAACTCTTTGGGAAGGTGAAGCTTATGATGCTATTGGTCAATGGACTGATACAGATGTAATCAATAAGTTAAAATCTTTATAAATAAGTGAAACAATTTGTATATAATCCTATATCTGGAGAATTTGATTATATTAATAAATCTTATAATCAGATACAGGATGAATCTATTCTTTTACCAGAAAGACAAGTTATTGACTTTCAAGGAGATGGAGTTACAGCTACTGATGATCCTCTAAATTCTAAAACTATAGTTACTATACCAGGACCACCTGCTACAGTAAATTATGGATTATTTGCTCAAACTAGTGATTCAATACCTGTTACAAATACAATTGTAGAAGGATCTTTAATAAATGGTGGTGTAGGAACATTAACAATACCACCAAATAGTTTTAAAGTTGGTGATAGTTTTCAAGCTAATCTAAGTGGTCATATTAGTTCTAAAAATAATGATCAACTTGAAATAATAGTTAAAACATCTTCAGGTATTTTACTTGCAGATACTGGTGCTATTACTATGCCTCAATGTACTAGTCAACACTGGGACTTAAAAATTAATTTTACAATAAGAGCTTTGGGTGTTGCAGGTGTAGCATCTATAGCATCTACATTACTGTTTACTTTTACTAAAGATGCAAGTATATCTTTTGAGGGAGAGAATGTATCTATTGTAAATAATACAACATTTGATACAACTATAAGTAATACTTTAGAAATAACAGCACAATGGGGCGCAGCTGACCCTTTAAACTCTATCTACACAGAACTATTTACATTACATAAAACATATTAATATTTATATAAAATGAGCATAGGAAATTTAAAAGACAATGGTAATAAGGGCAACAATTTTCCCTACCAACTTAGAACTCTACAATTATTAGGTTCTATTAACGATGCTATTACTGCTTTACCAGGAGTAGATTATGAAACAAGAACTAGTACATATGAAGCTACTACTAACGGTACAGGATATTCTACAGGAAATATTATAGTAAGATATGATATTATAGATGTAGCTACATCAACAATAACTACTACTATGTGGTTTAATGATACGCTGCAAACTGTTATCGCACAACCACCTTCTGGAGATATTGTATTATTATCTAATTCTGGAGATGTTAATGTAAATGATGGTAGCGGTAATCCTATTACAAGTACATCAACTTTACCGGGAGTAAATGGTTTAGATGTTTATGTTTTAAACACTTTTGCAACAGAAGTAACAGCACAAGATATTAGAAATAATGTAACATCTAAGATAGAAAGAATAAAAGGCGCAGATGATTACAATAGAGCTATTACTTATATAGATCCTGTAAATGGAGATTTTAGAGTATTTACTGTTATACATACAGGAACAACACTTGTAGGTAGTGAAACAATAACAGAAACATTTACTTATTATCTTGCAACTGATAATGTAACTAATATTCAATACAATTAATAATGGCATATAAATATAATCCCATATCAGGTCAGCTTGATTTAGTTTCGGATCTTACTTTTACTACTATTACTGCTGGTTTAGGATATACACCTGTTAATGTATTAGGTGATACTATGCTTGGCAATTTAATATTAAATGCTGATCCAACAACAGCACTAGGTGCAGCTACTAAACAATATGTAGATAATATTGCAATAGGTTTAAATTTTCATGCGCCTGTACTTGCTGCTACAACAGCTCCTCTACCATCGGTTATTTATAACAATGGTATTGCTGGAGTAGGTGCAACTTTAATAGCAACAGCTCCTGGAGCTCTTAGTATAGACACTGTATCTTTTACAGGTGGAGAAAGAGTATTAATTAAAGATCAGGTATCTGGATTAGAAAATGGTATATATGTAGTTAATGTTCCCGGGGATGGATCAACACCTTTTGAACTAGAAAGAGCAACAGATGCAGATAACTCACCTAGTGGTGAATTGACATACGGTGACTTTTGTTTTGTACAACAAGGTTTAAATAATGGTGCATTAGGTTATATACTTAACACAACAGGAACTATTATACTTGGAACTACTTCTATAAGTTATGTAGTATTTAATGCAGGGCAAGTTGTAACGGCAGGTTATGGTCTATTAGAATTAACACCTAGTGTTTTATCAGTAGATACTTCGATAATATTAACAGCATCTGCAGCAGCATTAGCATATTATCCTTTATCTAGTAACCCTGCAGGGTATCTTACTTCAGGATCTTTATCAGGTTACGTTCCTTACACAGGAGCTACAGCTAATGTTGATTTAGATACGTATACATTAAAAACTAGTCAATTAAACATATCTACTAAAGGAAGTATATCATCATCCGGTACTAATACATTACTTGTAAATAATACTGCAGCAGATGGTACTACTAAAGTTCAATTTAACGGAGTAGATAGTTTAATATTAAAAGGAGCTACTACATCAAATACAGCTAGCTTAACTTATACCAAACCTACAAGAACAGGTTTAACTGGTGAGAATGTTAAAGGTATACAAATAACAACAGGTACATCAGAATGGACTGATTGGGCAAATTTTCCTGGAGTATTACAAAAAGAAATTGAAATAACATCTCCTTATTATACAGTAACTGCACTACTACCGCCTCCTCCAGGTCCTAGTGGAGATTTTTATACATTATATATTAATGCTCCAACAGTTGATACTTGGGGTGTATATGGTAATGCTTTAGGTATATATGGTAACTTTCAAATGAAAGGTAATGCTACAGACTATCTTGGAGGAACTATATTAGATATAGGTAGTGATGGTGATGGTACTATTATAGGTCTAACAGGAGCTAAGTTATCTTTCTTTGGTAATTCACCTATAGTACAACCTACAGGTATAACTACAGTACAAGGTCTTTCAACTGCTTTATCTAATCTTGGTTTAATAGCTACATCTACTTTAAGTTTTGGTACAACAGGTAGTGTATTATTTGCTGGAGTTTCTGGAGCACTAAGTCAAGATAATGCCAATTTCTTCTGGGATGATTCAAATAATAGATTAGGTATTGGTACTAATACACCATCTAAAGAATTAACGGTAGTTGGAGATGCTCTTTTTGACCAATCAAAAGTAACAATAAATCAAGTAACTGGCACAATAGGTTTAGATATAGTTCAATCTTCGGAGGCAATGTATCAATTAAGTAATAGTGGTACTGATTGGGCTTTAGTTGGTAAAACTCCTACTGAATTTTATTTTTATAACCAATTAGCAGTACCTATAAATTTTTATACAACTGCAACAAATAGGATGTCTATTCTATCTGGTGGTAATGTTAACATAGGTAATTATGCTACTCCTTCTGCTCAAAGAATTTTAACAGTTGGCCAAGATAGCTCTTGGATTACCATGGGTTCTTTAGCAACATCAGTTGGAGTTGCTGCTATATATTTCAATCAGACTTCTCCAAGTGGTGGTGGTAATGCTGCATTATCAGGTACTAGTACTACAACTAACTTAAATGGTCCATCAACTCTTAATTTAAACACATTAGGTACACAAAGATTAACTATTACTTCTGCACAAACTTCAGGAGCGGTTGTTGGATTTACATTTACAAAACCAGATAATACTAATCAAACAGCATCTACTCCAGTTAATGGTGTTCTATGGACTTTAGGTTCAAGACAATGGGCAACAGGAGCTATTACTACACAAAAAGAATTTGAGTTAGCAACACCTACTTACTCATTTGTAGGAGCATCTACAATAGCAAATGCTTATTCTTTATATGTAAATGCTCCCACAGCTGGTACAAATGCTACTATTACAAATAACTATGCTTTAGGTGTAAAAGGGCAAGTAGGGTTAGAATGGACAAGTGGAGGTGCAACAATGATAATAGGAGATTGGGGTGCTTTTTCAACTTATGGTTGGGGAATAATAACATCTAATAATTTATTTAGATTACCAACTACTCTATATATTGGCGATACAAATTTTTCTATAAGAAGATCGAGTACAACAGGCATAATTGAACCTTTTAATAATATAACTTTACAATCTGGTAATACTACTGGTGGTCAAAAAACATATTTAGCAGGTATTCAATCAACTGGTCATGTAGGTATAGGAACACTAACTCCTACAGAAAGATTAACAATCAGTGGTGGTAATGTATTAATAGAAGATGCTGGTAACTTGGTAGTAGGTTCAACAACCGGTACTAAGATAGGAACTGCAACAACTCAAAAAATTGGTTTCTTCAATGCTACTCCTATAGTTCAACCTGCTGCTACTACTAGTATTCAAGGAATAGCTACTGCATTAAGTAACTTAGGATTAATAGCTTCTTCTACTATACAAGTACAAGAAGTTATTCAAGCTGCTTGTTCAGATGAAAACACAGCTATTACTGTAGGTACAGCTAAAGTAACATTTAGAATGCCTTATGCTATGACCTTAACAAGTGTTAGAGCATCTCTTTCTACAGCTCAAACTAGTGGAACAATATTTACAATAGATGTTAATCAAGGCGGGGTAAGCATATTTTCTACTAGACCTACAATAGATAATGGAGAAAAAACAACAACTACAGCAGCAACACCATCTGTTTTATCTACAACAGCTTTAACAGATGATGCAGAAATTACAGTAGATGTTGATCAAATTGGTGATAGCACAGCTAAAGGATTAAAAATAACTTTAATAGGGTATAGAACATGATAATTAATCCATATTTTGCTCCCAATAGCGGAGGATCTGTACCTACAGGAAATTTAAGAGTATGGTTAAAAGCAGATACAGGTGTAACATATAATATATCAAATCAGGTAGCTCAGTGGAATACTCAAACAGGTAATGGTTTAAATGCTATTCAAAGTACCACAACAAATAAACCAACATATGTTGCAACAAATGCAAACTTTAATAATAAACCTACAATAAATTTTTCTGCTGCAGGAGATGATTATATGACTTTTGCTATAAGTTCATTATTCAATTTTTCTTCAGGTTTTACAATATATGTTGTAGCTAAAGTATCATTTACTAATACTTTTAACATGTTGCTTCAACATTCAAATGGCTCTACATGGACTCAAGGATGGGGAATACTTTATTATAGTTCTACAAATTCTTATAGGTTTTTTGTAAATAACTGGAATAATGTAGCAAATTATGTTGAAATACCACATACAAATACAGCATCTGCTCAGATATATAAGTTTAAATGGACAGGGACAAATATTGTTGCTTCAATCTTAGGTAGTGTTCCAGCATCTGGAACAAAAGCATTTAGTGGTCCATATACAGATCCATCTTTATCTTATAGTCCAGAAATAGCTCGTGGAGGAGCAACCATTTATGATTTTTCATGTGATATTCCAGAAATACTAATGTATAATAGTGGAAATATTGGTACTCCTAATGAAACAGCTGTTGAAACTTATTTAAAATCAAAATACAATATAGCATAAAAAAGTTTATATTTGCAATAATTAAAAACCAACAACCATGAGTGAACAAATTCAAATGCCCAAAGAAGAAGCTCTCAAGATTATTCAAAATGTTGCAGCAGCTTTTGTAGGTAATCTTAAAGATCACCAAGCAGTCCAAACAGCTTTAATAGTAATAGCTAAAGAGCTGGAAAAGACAAATGAAAAAACATTAGAAAAGGTAGATTAATCTCTGCCTTTTTTTGTTTGCATTCTTTTGAAATATAAGTTATATTTGTTTTTATTATTTATATTTATTTATTATGCATATGACTCTGGAACTAGCAGAAACTATCATGGGCAGCAACAAAACACTAACATGAAACTAAAAGATAAATATTGGGCTCCAACTCCTAAGAAATGGAGAAAAATTGGTGATGCTATTCTAGCAGCTGGTACATTTGTAACCGCAGGTGCTCTATTAGAGTATGATAAGATGAAAGAAATCTTTACACCTAAAGAGGTAAAAATAATTATTGCAGTAGCTTTTATATTAGGTGTAGCTGGTAAGTTTATAACAAACTTCTTTACAGAAGATAAAAAAGAAGAATAACCATTTACTATATATTTTAAATTGCTCCCTAGAGAAATCTAGGGATTTTTTTTTATTTAACTCTTGCAAGTTTAAACTTATCTTATTATATTTGTCTAAGTTTAATTTAAAATATAATAGCCATGTCAGAAGAAACCAACGCGCAAGAAAGACAAGCAACCCCTGAAGAAATCCAAAAACAAAGGGAGATTATGCTTCAGTTTTATGAAGAGGAAATACCTCTTTTAGAAAAGAGAAAACATTATGATAGCTTACTAGCTGATATTGAAGAAGCTAGATTAAGAAGATTAGTAGCTATTGTTAGAGGTACAAATTTAACTAATCCTCCTCCACCGGAAGTAGAACAAGAGGAAGAAGAGCAACCTGTTGAACAAGCTCCTAAGTCAAGAAAATTAAAAACTCAGTAATTAAAAATTTTATCAATGCCAAAAGTTAATCTAGTTGACAAGCGTCAAAAGCTTAATCTCTGGGATATTGTTAAATTTCAGCTGCTTACTCATTGCTATCTTAATAAAATAGTAATGAGTGAGGCTGAGTTGGATTGCCTTACTCTACTAGGAGTTACAGGTGAGTATGACTTAGCAGATTTTTGCGTTCAAGCTTCTAACAAAAAGATTTTTAAAACAACTCAATCTGTTAGAAACTGTTTAACAAAAATGGAGAAAACAAGTTTTATTGTAAAAGAAGGTAAAAACAAAAAGAAAATATCATTGAATCCTGAGCTTAAGATACAGGCCGATGGTAATATTTGTTTGGATTTTAAATTTGTATACATTGCTGCCTAGAAAAAGTAATAGTTTTATACCTGAAGTTGCTAAAGAATTTGAGGTATCTGAAAATACAGTGCAAGATATAGTTGATATCTATTGGAAAGAAATAAGAAAAGCGCTGACAGAAACTAAATCTCCTAGAGTTGTAGTTGCAAAGTTTGGATCTTTTAGGATTAAAGAATCCCTGGTAGAGGAAACCTTGAATATGCATAAAACATTCTTAGAAAATAATAATCCTGAGAATATGACTTTTCTCAAACATCAGTGGAAAGTTGAAATAGAAAAGAGATTAGAAAATCTTTTAAAACTTGTAGAAGTTATAAAAGAAGATAAGGTGAAGAAGAAAGAAGTTAAATCTAAAAAACAAAGTAATGAATCTCATAAAAATTTGGAAGAATAGAAAACAAATTATAGAGGGTATTAGAAATACTTGGATTAGACATCCTAAGATAGAAAGAATAGCTTTTGATAGACTAGCTATTTGTGATGATTGTGATTTAATAGACAGGGAAGGATCCAAATGTGTTTTACCAGGAAGTCAACCTTGCTGTGGAGAATGTGGGTGTAAGTTATCTTTAAAAGCAAGGTCTTTATCATCAGAGTGTCCCCATCCTAAAGGGCCTAAGTGGAAAGCTCTTATGACCTATGCGGAGGAGGATATTTATTATGCTAAAATAAAATATAATCCAGATAAAGATTAGTAATTTAAAATCAACTCAAACACCAACTCAAAATGTCAGTAACTTTTCAAGCACAAAATCACAAGTACCAGAGTCTTGATCCTAATGAAAATATAGATTGGATAAGTGTTACAACATTTATCTCTCAATTTAAACCTCAGTTTGATTCAAAAGCTGCAGCATTAAAAGCATCAGGAAATAAAAAATCTAAGTGGTATGGTTTATCTCCAGAAGTTATAGAAACTATATGGGAAAAAGAAGGTAAAAGAGCTACTGATTTAGGAACCTGGTATCATAACCAAAGAGAAGAAGATACTCTAGGACACAATACTATTAATAGATCAGGACGTGATCTTTCAATAATAAGACCTATTTATGAAGGAGATTTAAAGATAGCTCCAGATCAAAAGCTAGTAGAAGGAATTTATCCAGAGCATTTTGCTTATTTAAAATCTGCCGGTATCTGTGGCCAGTCTGATAGAGTAGAAGTAATTAAAAATCTTGTAGATATATACGATTACAAAACCAACAAAGAAATAAAAACAGAAAGTTTTAAAAATTGGGAAGGTAAAAAAGAAAAGATGTTACACTGTTGTAGCCATCTAGACAATTGTAATTATAATCACTATGCTTTACAGTTGAGTGTGTATATGTATATAATATTAAAACACAATCCGCGATATAATCCTGGTAAAATTCAAATTCATCATATTATCTTTGAATCAGAATCAATTGATGAATATGGTTATCCTGTAGCAAAAAGAAATGATAAAGGAGAACCAATAGTAAAAGACATTGTTCCATATGATTTACCTTATTTGAAAAAAGAAGTAATTGATATGATCAATTGGTTACATGATAATAGAAACAACTTAATTAAAAAATAGATTATGACAGATTTTGAAGTAGTGTTAGAAAACATTAAACTAAAAGAAGATTTAGGAATAGAACAATTAATAATTGCAAATTGCACAATAGATTTATTCAGCGTTATTGCTTATAGAGAATCCTATACAGAAGACGGTGAACTTGAACCTTATACAATTGTAGTTTTACCATATGGTGTAGCCTATTGTTTAAATATTCCTTATGAAGAATTTAAAATATTACATAACCGAGAAGTAAGAGGTATAAAATGAGCAATGATGAATATCAACAACAACAATTTTGGAGAGATAAAATAGAAGATAAAAAACCTAAAAGTGTTTCTTGCCCAACGGTAGAAAAACTTAAAAAACAAAAACATGATAAAACTATTCGATATACAAGGAGATAAACTTATACCAACAGAGCATTGTTATTCTCTTAACTTTTTAAAAGTTATTATGGATAAACATCCTGATGACTATCTCACAGTTTATAAGTATTTGTTTTATATGAGCTGTAGAAATGAAGATTTAAATCCTTTTTTTAATATGCCGGAAGATGAAAAAGAGGATATGATATTAAAAGAAATAGATGCTGATTTTTCTACAGACGAAGATGAGATTGTACAAGCTCTAGAAAAGTGTATTAAGTTATATGAAACTCCTACACTTAGAGCTTATAGTGGGATGGCCAAGATGATGGATAGACTAGCAGACTACATGGAGAATACACCGCTTACCCATGGTAGAGATGGAAACTTGCCTGCAGTGTTAGCAGCTGCTAAAAACTTTGAGGCTATACGTAACTCTTTTAAAGGTATCTTTAAGGACTTACAAGAAGAACAAAAAGGTAGAAACCGCGGTGGTGCAGATTTAGCTTATGATCAATAATATGAAAAATAAAGACAACCTCTATGACTGGTTATTCCATTATAACCATATTCAAAATCTTTGGACTGCTTTTAAAAGAGAAGATTCAATAGATTATTTTAATGGTAAATTAGTAGACAAAATTACTTCCAAAAAGCATAGTACTTTAGTGGATATAATTTTGAAGACTAATGGTGATAAAGCTCTTATTAAAAAAATGATACATGAGTAATCCTTTTATAGAAGTTCCTACTTGGGAAAACGGTACCTGGACAACAACATCTTTTGAAACAAGAGATGACTTTAGAGAATTTGTCCATACTTGTTTTAAAGAACCTGGTAAATACGAGTTTGATGAAACATCTTTATTGTTTAATCAGCAAGCTAGGAATTTTAATAAAAATGGTTTGTATTGTACAGCTCCTTTTAAAAGCAGAGACTTTATAAACTATTGGGATGATCAAAAAACAAAATGTAGAAAAGGAGCTATTTTTAAAAACAATGGTAAAGTTTGGTATTTACCTAGGGACTATTACATGTTCCTTAACTTTTTAAGAATCAATGATAAAGAGCAAAAAAAGTTTGACTTTGCTTCTATCAGGGATGCTCAGTATCATATGGCTCTATATGAGTTACTAGCTGAGTTAAACTATAAGCATGCTGCTATTTTAAAGAAAAGACAGATAGCTTCTTCTTATTTTCATTGTGCTAAACTTATTAATACTCTTTGGTTTGAAGAAACACCTATTCTCAAAATAGGTGCTAGTCTAAAAGATTATATTAATGACAAAGGTTCTTGGAAATTTTTAGAAGAATATAGATCTTTTTTAAACCAGCATACTGCTTGGTACCGACCAATGAATCCTGGTAAAATGGGTAACTGGCAACAGCAGATAGAAGAGATGAGCACTCAAGGTAGAAAGTTCTTAAAAGGTTTAAAGGGTGTAATGTCCATGCTAACTTTTGAGAAAGATCCAACAGCTGGTGTCGGTGGACCTTGTACAATATTCTTCCACGAAGAAGCAGGTATTGCTCCTAAGATGGATCAGACTTATGAGTTCCTTAGACCTGCTCTACAATCTGGTCATATGACTACAGGTTTATTTATTGCAGCAGGATCCGTGGGTGATCTAGATCAATGTGTTCCTTTGAAAGAGATGATACTTAGACCTTTATCTAATGATATATACGGAGTAGAAACAAATCTACTAGATGATCAGGGCACTGTAGCAATCACCGGATTATTTATTCCAGAGCAGTGGTCTATGCCTCCTTACATTGATGAGTATGGTAATTCTAAAGTAGAAGATGCTTTGGAAGCGATAGCTTCTATGAGAAAAGCTTGGAAAAAAGATTTAACTCCAGAAAAATATCAGCTTCGTATATCTCAGCATCCGATTAATATAAGTGAAGCATTTGCTTATAGAAAAGTTTCTATGTTTCCAATGGAATTAGTTGGTAGTCATAAAAGAAAAATTCTTGATAAAGATTTTCCATATGAGCTTGTAGAGTTACACAGAAATCTAATAGATAATAAGATAGAACATAAACTTACAAATAAAATACCTATATCAGAGTTTCCAATAACTAAAGACACTGAAGACAAAACAGGTGCAATAGTTGTCTGGGAAAAACCAGATAAAAATGCTGAATGGGGCACATACTATGCATCAATTGACCCGGTATCAGAAGGTAAAACAACTACATCAGAATCTCTTTGTTCCATCTATGTTTACAAAAGAGCTGTAGAAGTAAAGAGAATTAAAGGAGAATTAGTAGAAACTTTTATAGAACACGATAAAATTGTTGCGGCCTGGTGTGGTAGATTTGACGATATAAATAGAACCCATGAAAGATTAGAGTTCATAATTGAATGGTATAATGCGTGGACAATCATAGAAAACAATATATCTTTGTTCATTCAATATATGATTAGTAAGCATAAACAAAAATACCTAGTACCTAAAGATCAGATAATGTTTCTAAAAGACCTTGGAGCTAATAGAAATGTTTATCAAGAATATGGTTGGAAGAATACTGGTGTTTTATTTAAAACACATCTACTTAGTTATCTTATTGAATTTTTAAAAGAAGAGATTGATGTTGAAACTAAGGAAGATGGAACAGTGGTAAAAAGAGTATATGGTATATCAAGAATACCAGATGTTATGGCTATGAAAGAGATGGAAGCTTATGATGATGGTGTCAATGTCGATAGATTAGTTTCTTTAGCTGCTTTGATTGCTTTTGCAAAGATTCAGCAATCTAATAGAGGTCTAAAGAAAAGAGTTGAACATATACAAACAAAATCTTTGCAAAAAGAGAATAATTTATATAAATTAGTGAGCAGTCCTTTTCGCCACATGGGGAAGGGGAATTCTATTTCCGGTGGTAAGCCTCCAAGAAATATGTTTAAAAATATAAGATAAGATGAAAGTATTAAATGCAATGCAGCTCAAATCAGGAGCTAAAGCTGAGTATAATAGGATGGGTAGTATTACTCAACCTGTTCAATTTATTCCAAGAAGTGAAAAAGACAAAGAATGGGTGTCTTGGAACATGGACTGGCTTGAGTGGCAAGGTCTTAAGCAAATCAGAAGAAATGCTAGAAGGCTTATGAAAAATTATAAGCTTGCCAAAGGGATCATTGATAAAACTGATTACATTGTTCAAGAAGATAACGAGATGCGTGATCTGGTTGAGACTTTAACTAAAGATGATTCAACAGCTTTAGAGTTAAAGTTTTATCCAATTATTCCTAATGTTATTAATACCATGACAGCTGAGTTTGCTAAAAGAAATAGCAAGATATCATTCACAGCTGTTGATGAGTATTCTTATAATGAGTTAATGGAGCAAAAACGCGCAGCTATTGAAGCTGTATTATTGGAAGATGCTCAAAATATGTTGATAACTAAGATGTTAGAATCTGGTGCAGATCCTAATGATCCTGAGATGCAACAGCAGATGCAACAACAATTGGCTCCAGAAAATCTTAAAACATTACCAGAGATTCAAGACTTTTTTAGCAAAAGCTACAGAAATGTTGCAGAAGAATGGGCTTCTCATCAGTTAGCTATTGATGAAGAAAGATTTAAAATGGATGAGTTAGAAGAGAGAGGTTTTCGCGATAGCTTAATTACTGATAGAGAGTTCTGGCACTTCAGGATGATGGAGGATGATTATGATGTAGAATTATGGAATCCTGTATTAACTTTCTACCATAAATCACCTGATGTAAGATATATCTCCCAAGGTAATTGGGTTGGTAAAATTGAGATGATGACTGTGGCCGATGTTATAGACAAGTACGGCTATATCATGAACCAAGAGCAGCTAGAATCTATAGAGGCTATCTACCCGGTTAGATCAGCTGGTTATCCTATTCAAGGATACCAAAATGATGGTGCTTATTACGATGCTACAAAAAGCCATGAGTGGAATGTTAATATGCCATCATTAGCTTATAGACAATTTGTATCTATGTGGGATAACTTTGTCTACAATGGTGGAGATATTGTTAACTGGATCATGGGTGAATCTGAAGATTACTTTGATATGGGTATGGCTTACATGCTTCGTGTAACTACTTGTTATTGGAAGTCTCAGCGTAAAGTAGGTCATCTAACTAGAATTACAGAAGCAGGTGAAGTTATTACTGATGTAGTAGATGAAACTTATAAAGTAACAGATAAGCCTGTTTATAATAACATGCTTGTTAAAAATAAAAACAAAGACACCTTAGTATTTGGAGAGCATATAGATTGGATTTGGATTAATCAAACTTGGGGCGGAGTAAAGATTGGCCCTAATCATCCTACATTCTGGGGTATGAATAATCCAGGTGGTGTAAATCCTATTTACCTAGGTATTGATAAAAATGTTATTGGTCCACTAAGATTCCAATTCAAAGGTGATAATACTTTGTATGGATGTAAATTACCAGTAGAGGGATCTGTATTTGGAGATAGAAATACTAGATCTACAGCTTTAGTAGATTTGATGAAACCTTATCAGATTGGATACAACATTGTTAACAATCAGATAGCAGATATCCTGGTAGATGAATTGGGCACCGTGATCATGTTGGATCAGAATGCTTTACCTAGACATTCCTTGGGTGAAGATTGGGGTAAAAATAATTTAGCAAAAGCCTATGTAGCAATGAAGAATTTCCAAATGCTACCTCTAGATACGAGCATCACTAATACAGAAAATGCTTTAAATTTCCAACACTTCCAAGTGATGAATCTAGAGCAAACTCAAAGGATGATGTCTAGAATTCAGATGGCTAACTACTTTAAGCAACAAGCTTTTGAAGTTATAGGTATTACTCCTCAGAGAATGGGTCAGCAAATAGGACAAACTGAAACAGCTAAAGGTATAGAACAAGCTGTGGCTGGATCTTATGCTCAAACAGAGATGTATTTTATACAACACTCTGATTATCTAATGCCTAGAGTACACCAGATGAGAACTGATTTAGCACAGTTTTACCATTCTAAAAAACCTTCTTTAAGATTACAATACATGACTAGCAAAGAAGAAAAAGTAAACTTTGAAATAAATGGTACTACTTTATTGCTAAGAGATATAAATGTTTACGCTACAACTAGATCTAATCATAGAGCATTACTAGAACAAATGCGTCAATTAGCTATGAGTAATAATACAGCCGGTGCAAGTATCTATGATCTTGGTGAAGTTATACAAAGTAACTCTTTATCTGAGCTTTCTTCTACATTGAAAGGAATAGAAGATAAAGCTAATGCAGCTCGTCAAGAACAAATGCAGCATGAGCAACAGATGAAGCAGATGGAAGTTGAACAGCGTACCAAAGAAAAACAAATGGAGCTTGATGCTAAAGCTCTTGAAGAAGAAAAGAATAGAAGAAAAGATATCTTGGTTGCTGAGATTAAATCTGCAGGCTATGGTGCTATGCAAGATATTAATCAGAATATGCAGAGTGATTACCAAGATACTCTAGATAAAATCCAACAGTCAAATGAGTTTAATCAAATCATGAACTTTGATAAAACTAAAGAGGTTAATAAACAATCCCAGTTTAGAGAAAAAATAAATCTAGAAAGGGAAAAGTTACAGAATCAAAGAAACCTTAAAGATGTTGATTTACAGATAGCTAGAGAGAATAAAAACAAGTATGACGAGAAAGCAAAACAAAAAAGTAAGGAGAAGAAAAAGTAACTTAGTGATATAGTGCGAAATTTTTTCTTTTGCACTATATCATTTTAACTATATTAAGTTTAAGTATCGTATATTTGAGATTATTATAATTGTCAGTAACAAAAACCAACAAATATGGCAGATAACAACAACGGTACAACTACTGTTAGTACAGTAGATGTAGCAGATTTAGACTCGATTTTAGGATCTCCCACAGGAGAAAGTGTGATGGTCCCAGATCAGGGTGGAAGCAAAGAAGTTAAAAAACCTAACTTGTTTACTTCAAAACCAGTAGATATGACGTTCCTTGATAAGGATGATGATGACGATGATGACTCTAGTAGTTCTTCAGCAGCATCTACACAAGCAAGTGCTTCAACAACTACTACAAGTGGTGCACCGGCAAGTGATGATGACGATGATAAAAACATAGATGCATTATTATCACCCGATGGTTCTGATAAAGGTGGTCGTCCTAAGATGGATAAGAATGGTATGTTAGAGCTTGCTAAAAAGCTTATTGACCAAAAGAAACTTATTCCATTTGATGATGATAAACCTTTAGAAAAATATACTGTTCAAGATTTTGAAGAGTTATTTGAAGCAAACTTTGAAGAAAGAGAAAGAAAAGCAAGAGAAGAGATTCCTCTTGAGTTCTTTGATAGTTTGCCAGTAGAATTACAAGTTGCAGCAAAATATGTAGCTGATGGTGGTGCGGATTTAAAAGGCTTATTTAGAACCCTGGCCCAAGTAGAAGAGGTTAGACAATTAGATCCTTCTGAAGATAATGATCAGGAGCAAATTGTTAGATCTTACTTGCACGCAACCCAATTTGGTACCGCTGAGGAAATCGAAGAGGAAATTACCAGTTGGAAAGACCGTGATGAGTTAGGTGCTAAAGCTAAGAAATTTAAACCAAAGTTGGATGCTATGCAAGAACAAGTTGTAGCTAGACAGTTAGCACAACAAGAGCAGATGCGTAAACAACAAGCCGCTCAAGCACAAATGTATATGAATAATGTGTATAAAGTCCTTGAACCTGCAGAAATTAACGGTATCAAGTTAGATAAAAAAACACAGAGTTTATTATACGCTGGACTAGTACAGCCTAATTATCCTTCTATATCAGGTAAGCCTACTAATATGTTAGGACACCTTTTAGAGAAGTATCAATGGGTAGAACCTAGACACGATTTAATCGCCGAAGCTCTTTGGTTACTAGCTGATCCTGAATCATATAGAAACAAAGTAAGAGAAATAGGCAAAAAAGAAGCAACAGAGAAAACAGTTAGAATGTTAAAAACAGAAGAAAAAAATAAGATATCTTCTACAACATCTGATGATTTTGATCAGGATAACAAGAGACAGTCTTCTCAACAAAAGCTTCAAAGACCAAGTCAAAACTTTTTTAAACGATAATTAATAACAACCTAAAACAAAAAACAAAAAATGAGCACTCCAGTTTTAAACAATGGTATTTTCCTAAGAGATACCAACTATCAAGCGAGTTCACATGTTGATTCTTATCACTTAGTGAATATGCTAAAAAATGCTGAGCCTATGGATATGGGTCCAGTAGACATTTGGGCAATGGCACAAAAAGTAGAAATGCCTCTTTACCAATTATCATCTTTTGGTGGTAAGAACATTATCATGGTTGATAATGCGCGTGGTGAGTACAAATGGCAAACTCCTGTGTCACAAGATCTTCCTTTCATCATCGAAGATATTGAGCCAGAAAACTACAACAAAGGTATTGATGGTACAACCTTCAAAATCAAAATCAGCCGTAGAGAATTTGGTCATGGTGATATCATCACTTATGATAAGTTTAATGGTTGCGAATTGTATATCACAGCTGATGATATTCTTCCAATGAGCGATGGATTTGTCTACACCGTTCAATTAGTTAACAATGATAACTATAAGTTCTTAGACAACAAATACTTAACCAATGGAACCAAGATCTTCCGTAAAGGTTCTGCTCGTGGTGAGTATGGCGAAAGATTCTCTGATATCGCAACACGTGCTGGTTTCCGCGAGTTCTATAACTTCGTAGGTGGAGCTGAAGCACATGTTCACTATTCAGTATCTTCTCGTGCTGATTTAATGACTCGTGGTGGTATGAATGCTGATGGCACAGTACCTGTAACTGAGATCTGGAGAAACTTTGACAAAACAATGGATCCATCAATCTCTAAGATTGAAGATATGGTTGCTAAAATGGGTAAGGATTATGTTAAGCGTGCTATGGGCAATGGTACTTTAACTCGTACCTTTATGACAACTATGGAAGCAGCTCACTTAACTAAGGTAGCTCAAGATATTGAGACTTACTTAATGTGGGGTCATGGTGGTCGCGTTAAGCAAGATGGTCCAGATGATATCCGTTTATCAGTAGGTTTATGGAAGCAATTGGATAACTCTTTCAAACGCGTATACAACAAATCAGGTTTCTCACTTGAATTGTTCCGCGCTGAGTTATATAACTTCTACGCTGGTCGTGTGGAGTTCCAAGGTCCAGATCCTAAGAGACAATTAATTGTTCAAACAGGTATGGGTGGTATGAGATTAGTAAACGAAGCTATCAAGCGTGAGGCAGTAAACTCTGGTCTTGTAGCGGTTACTGGTTCTTCTAACACAGGTATTGGTAATGCAATCAATGGAACAAGTGCAATGGACTTGAACTTTGGATTTGCTTTCACTAGCTATGTGATTCCTTTCTTAGCAAATGTTAAGTTTGTGTTGAACCCAGCTTTTGATAACTTACATACCAATGATATTGAAAACCCAATCATCGATGGTAATCCTTTATCATCTTATAGCTTCATCATTTTCGATATCACTGATACAGGAAATGACAACATCTTTATGTTGAAGTTATCTTGGGATAATCAATTAAAATGGTGGTATCAAAACGGTACTATGGATTACATGGGCCGTACACAAGGTTTTGCTTCAGTTGGTCAGTTTAATGGATACCGTGTTTATATGACACAGACCATGCCTGCTATCTGGGTGAAAGATCCTACCAAAGTATTGAAGATTGTAATGAGAAACCCAATTACAGGTGGATCATTCTAACCATTAGCACTACGCGGGTAGACCCTCCCAACTACCCGCTACAGAGTGCCATCGCCTAGATGATGCTTTAAGCATGTAGGATTATAACCTGATCTAGGCTCAAATGTCAGACAAATAAACCACCAAAAACCAACAAAAATGAGTAAAACAAACATGACAATGGTAGAAATACCAACATTATCTGAAAAAGGTAAAATCACAATTAAGCCGTTCTTTGATCCTAATGTAGACAACCTAGGATTGCAAAACTATGGAATATCCCTTTTTGATGGAGTATTTCATGAAGAGCAATTAGCTTGTGTAGAAAACAATGGAGTTATAAGATACATTACTGGTCTTAATCCATTTGCTCCAGATGTTAAACTAATTCAAGATCCTGAAAAAAGGGAAGCTAGAATTAGTGAGATTAACAAAGTTGTAGCTAAACTGGAAGCAGAATTAGCAACAAATATTTTGGATCCTAAAGATCCAGATTTTTGGAACAAAGTAAAATTGTTATCTCCAAGTAATGAAAAATTCTGGAGTAGAATTACTGTAAGATGTGGTAATCAACCTGTGCCTCTAGATCCTGAAGCTAATGCTTATGATTTAATTAAGTTATATGCTATTGAAGCCGGAGGATTTTCTATTGTAGCTAAAAGCTATGAAGATGCTAGAAGTAGAGCCGTATCACCTAAGTTTTATTTAGATAAAGCAATTACAACAATTGCTACTAAAACAGAAGTTAAAAAACTTAGAAACAAAGCATTGTCTGAGCTTGAAGCAATCTTTAAAAAGAATCCAAGCAAGCTTATGTATATTGCAAAAGTTGTTGATGGCAACAGTGCTCAATACAAAAAATCTACACCTCTAGATGTTATCTATGACAACATGGATAAATATATTACAGGTGAAGGTGTTGAAACTAATTTAAGAAGAGCAGCTGAAACTTTCTTAGAAGCTTGTGAACAAGATGTTGAAAGTCTTAAGTTAAGAGCTTTGGTTAAAGATGCTAACTTCTATAAATTAATAGCCACAAAATCAGATGGTATGATTTATCATATGGCATCACAATCAATGATGGGTCGTAACTCATCAGAGTGTATTGAGTATTTAAAGAATCCTTTGAATGATAAGATCCTTGGAGAATTATTATCAAAAATAGAAAGTTATTGGAAAAAATAAAAAACAAAAACCATGGCAAAAAACGAATACCCAGAAGTAGTAAAAAATCCTACACAATACAAAGGTGGGATGAATTCTTATCCAGAAGTAGTTAAGAATCCTACTCGCTACACCGGTGGTAAAAATACTTACCCTACTGTAGTAACTAGTCCAACCCAATACAAAGGTGGAAAAAATCCTTCAGTAACTGTTAATCCTAAATCTGTTTAATCATGAAAAAAGCAGTTAAAAAG